TACTGTAAGCCTGTTACTGATTAACAGCAATCTTTTCTTCTTCTTGCTCCGCAGGTTTTTCTCTAGCCTGATTTAGCAAATCCAGAATGATAGCTCGATCAACCCTAAGTTCTCTTAATAAATTTTTGTCGCCCGTATAAGCCTTTATTGCTTTATCTGTTGCATTTAATGTCATAGACAAGAACCTCAACCTGTTAACCTTTGATCCTGCAAGCAACACTCCATACACTCCTGCTCCAGCGGCGGCAGCGGTTACTCCTCCAGCTAGACCTATTCCTAACGTGGCTCCAGCAGTTGTTGCTCCCGCAAATGTGGCATACAGTGCTAGTGGTGTAGATGGAAGGTTTCCAACACCAACAATCTTTTTCCATAATCGAGAAATTGCATTATTGGCAAGTCCAATAGATCGAAAGCTAAGATGATCTCTGGCCTGCATAAGATTGTGCATTTTGTCGAAAGAATCTGCTACCTCATCCCCAGGAGTGTTTTCTTTTAAAAGATCATTCATTCTGTTCCTGACATGCCTTGCGGCAACAGCCCTTGAAGTCATTACATCAGGGTCTAGTGTCCCCTCTGGGGTAATCCTGTTTATTTCGGCATCGAAAGCTTTTCTTGCGTTGTAAAGGTTTATTGCCGTATTGCCAGAAGTCCCGTCAACATCCTTCATTTCCTCTCGCATTATTTTTTCTGCCTTTTCTACATACGAAGACAGCCTTCTTTGAGCTTCAGCAGAAAGGTTAGCGTAGCCTGGAGCATTAATCATGTCTTCCATGCTAGAATTTACATACCTAATGGATGCTTCTAGGTCTATTTCAGGATTCCCTGCTCTTGTTATAAAAGCTATATTTCTTTTTGCTTCTTTTTCAATAGCATTGTTAACAACATTTTCTGCTCTCAAATAATTGTCTGTAGGATCAAATTCTTTTAAGTCTGTTAATGTCTCCCTGACTCGATTTTCTCTAGCCGTAGGATTATATGTTGTTGATCTCAATCCTGTTGTTTCTGCAATAAAATTGCCGTCATATCTTGCTTCTTTAGTAGAGTGAGGATCCATAAGCTTATCAACAAGCTTTCTTTTGCGCTCCCTAACGGCAGCGGCAGACATATCTTTAACTTTTTCAGTGCCAGGCATCCCTCTTCTAGTTCTTGCTGCTGGGTTAAGCATTGCCGAAACATCAATTATGGTTTCAAAAGATTCTGCGTACTGTGGGTTTTCTTTTGCCCAAGCACTGTAAGAATCGAGTCCTTCTGTTATTTTCGCTGCGGCTACCTGCATTGCAGGTGTTTCTTTAATTTCAGACCACTTTTCTTCAAGCCCTGCTTTTACAAAATCAGGGACAATAATGCTAATGCCTTGTACAGCAATTTCTCCCGTTCTTCTTACGCCTTCAGAAATGCCAACGGCAAGAGCAGCAACCTTTTCTTCTTTAGTGCCGCCAGCTAGAGATGGGGTAAATCCTTCACTTGAAAGCCTTTTGTTTCTTTCTAATCTTTTTTCGTAACCTTCGGCCAGTGTTTCATCTGGAGAAAAAGCTTCTGCTCTCTCAGCAACACCACGCGAGTAATCAGTTACATTCCTTACGGCAGATACGGCAGACTCTCCACCAAGCCTATCTGCCACTTCCTCTGCGAAAGAGCGAGGCTCAACCGTAGTTTTGCCGTAATCAGGATAAAGCTCCTGAAAAACAAGGAGTAAAGAATTAATAGTAGTTTGGTCAGGAACGTCTTTTTGCATTTCCCGTTTTAGAGCTTCTCTATAAACCTCTTCAGAAAATTGTCTTTGCTCAGCCATGAAAATAACCTCTACCCCTGTTTATCAAATTGTCTTTACTTAGCTTTTAGTTCTTCTTCTCTTCTACGCTCTTCTTCAACCTGGTTCAACAGTTCTATACCCGCAGGAGTTAACGACGGATTAACGACTATTTCTGGTTCGTCTATAGGAAAATTTTCAGGGAAAAAAGCTAATGCTCCCATTTGATCTCCTTTAAGTTTGCCTGCTACCCGCTGGTAGGAGGCTTCATATTCTTTAATTGATCTTCTTGCGCCTTTTTCAAACCTGCTTAAAACGTCTTTTAAAGCTGCTGGCGTATACGTTGCAGTACCCGCAACAACTGCTTTAGCGTATTCTCTGTCAGTATCTGAAAGACCAGTACCAGCACCAAGATTTTTAATGTAGAGTGCAACTCTTTTCCCCGCCTCAACTGCATAAGTTTCGTTATTTTTTATTTTTTCATCAATGTCACCAAGCGGTATGCCAAAAGCTTTAGCAAGCTTTAGAATTTCGACTTTTGTATCTGCCAAAGCGCCTGTAAACATATTGTCAATGTTTGGCTTTGTTCTCAAAATACCTTCAAGAGCATCACGATTTTGTTTCGCAGCATTATATTGCTCTGCAAACTCTTTTGATCCTACTAACCCCAAGTCTTCAGCAAATTTATTTGTAATGCTCTCAACGCGAGAAACTTCGGGAGGCTTACTTAACCCCAATCCTTGAGGCTCTAGCCATTTTGTTTTATCCTCGTTCCAGATCATGCCATTTTTGGTTCTGTAAGCTTCAATCTTTCCGTCTTTAAGAAAAAACTCCAATTCCCCGCCTTGGCCTGAAATAAAATCATTAAAAGTATTATCTGACAAAGTCTCTAACTTTAAATCGTCAAATCTCTCTGGCGATATTCCAACACTTGCTGCTGTTGCGAGCCTTACTGCTTTGCTGCCTGTTGGTATCTTTTCTAATTCCTTAGTTCTTAGAGTTTTAGCCGTGTCAAGCAGTTCATCTGCCTGCATAGTCCCTATACTATCTATTATTTCGGTAGGGGCATTTACCTTAACAGCCAAATTTTTAACTTTTGCTCTTCTTGTTATTAATGTATTACCTGCAACTATTTCAGGAATAAATGCTGCCGCTTCCTTTGTATACCCTAATGCTTGTAATTGCTTTACAGCATTAGTTAAAGCTGTAGTATCCTGCTGAATTCTGGCAGCATTAATTGTTTTGAATAACTTATTTAATTCATTTTTCTTTCTTTCTTCTTTTATCTGACCACCAATGCCGCCAATAGCACCAGCTGCGCCCATTAATCCAGCCCGTAAGTCAGGCAAGCCAAAGTCTAAATTTATTCTAGCCATTACCTATCTCCTTATGAATTCCCGAATAAGCCGCCTAATGCAGCCTTTGCTATGCTGCCGCCAACACCACCAGCAATGTTAGCTTGAGCCAGGGCAGACTGTAGCAATCCTTGTATTCCAGAAGCATAGGTTTCGCCATAAGCTCCAGCTTGCTGAGATATAGCCTGTCTTCTGCGCTCTGCTGCTGTCATTCCAGGCTGTGATGCGCCTAATAGTTGAGCCTGTGGCACATAACCAGCGGCTAACATACCTGCACCTAGTCTTGCTTGGCTTTCTTGCTCTTCCCTTGCAAACTGCATAGCGTTCAATATAGCTTGATTTTCTGCTTCTGCTTGAGCTTGCGCTAACGCAAGTTGTTCAGGGGTTCCACCAAACATACCTGTACGAACACCTAACCGCCCTTGATTTTGCAATCGCTGCTCAAGAGCAAGACGATCTCGCTCTCTTTGCGGGGCCATTGCCGCCATCATTCGATCAAAGACCTGCTGCTCTCTTAAAACCTCTTCGGTTGTTCCATCATCCTGCATGACACTTACAGTAGACTTTCCAGCCCGATCAAACATGCCGCCAGCGTCTTCCAAGCGTTTTTCATAGAATGTTTTTTCATCAGGAGACAAGCCCAACCTATAGTCCATTTGTGACGGAATAGTTACGTCTTCTGTTGAAACAGAGCCATCTGGAAACGTGGTTCCTGCTGGTATGATTCTTTCTGGCATTTGCATCATGCCGAAATCGCTACCTGTTGCAGTTGTTACTGTATATGGCTGAAATTCCAGACGCTCATCAATAGCAGAAGCTAAACCGCCTGTACGCAGTCCAGTAACAGGATCAATTTGCGCCCCTGCTAAAGTTTTCGCAACATCTTGGCCAACCGTCCCTACTTGATCCAGTGCTTTTTGAGCAAGATCAATTCCTAATGCGCCTAATCCTGCGCCTGCAATATTTGCTCCATATTCTTCTAAAAATTCTATTGGAGTCATCAGCAGACTCCTCTTTTAATCTTTATATTCGTCATAGCGTTTTACCTAATAGCGCAAGTACGTTTATTTCCTGTAACGATAATTCATCTCCGTTAATGTCTGCTTCCATGTTGATAGATACACTACCACCACTTCCGTTAGCATTAACGCCTAGTTTTGTTGTTACCAGCTCTCCAGCAGAAAACTGACCTACATTAAATTCTGACTCATTAAAGTAAGCGATAGCCTGAGTGCTTAAATCTATAAACGATGAACCAGACGATGATTTAAAGTCATAAGCCCACTTTATATAGACTGAAGCTCCTGATCCGCCAACTATGACAGGTCTTAATTTTTTAACAAACTTTAACTTGGTTATGTCACCAAACGTCAACTCAGGACTTGTGTATTGAAAACGATACGTCTGCCCGTTGTCTAAATATCCTGAGTAAAGACCAACGCCGTGTGATCCACCAATTAACAAAGTTCCGTTTGCTTTACGGTCATAACAGGTGAATCCAGTTCCAGGCCAGCGTGTTACTCTGTAAGAACCGTTTTCTGGCAATGTGGTTCTTATATCAAAACAAAATGTTGTATTAAATCCTGTAAAAGTTAAAAGATAAAAGTTTTCTTCAGGAAAGTAAGCCGACTTAAAAAACTCTGTTTCAGAAACAATTAGCGCAATTATGTCTTTAGTGATTGTTCCAGATAAATTATTTATTGGCATAGACTTTTCTTGAATAGTCCTGCCAAAGCTTTTAAGACCCATGTGGGACAAGAAAATAAGGTCTGTTCCTGTATTTTGAACGGTATCTCTACCTACGCAACCAATACCCGAAACAGTGTCTGCCAATGCCATTGAGGCAGGAGCATCTGCACCCGAATAAACAACAATGCTTCGTTTGCCAAAAATAATTAAATGGTCATTGTGAGCAGCAAGAGCAACGATTTCATCGTGACCGTCAGGCCAAACTTTAGAAATATCTATAGATCCTGATGAACCTCCTGTCCAGATATGCCCTGATAACAGGTCAGACCAATAAATAGTAGATTTATCCGTAGAAAAGTCGGCTGTCCATAACCGACCATACGCTGCAAGAACTTCATTACCGTACATTGCAGATGTTAAGCCAGCAGCACTATTAACTGAGCTTAACGTAACGACATTACTATTAGCACCACCTGATGTGCCTGATGCTACTGTATTATAAATTAAAGGTTGATAGCCACGCTGAAAGAAATAAATACTGTCGTTAAAGTTAACCATCTTCCAATCGTTAGCAGAAATACTGTAACCACCAGGAGTTTCGTCGGCTAACGTAGTTGTGCCGCTTAATATTTTATTATTACCTATTGAGAATATCTTGGTTGTGCCAGCATCATTTTTAAACTCTTTTATAGCCGTTACTTTTCCAGAACCTAATTGAGTTTTGTTTGTTGTTGTAACACTAAGCCCTTTACGAGCAGCAATACGTCCACGCTGGTCAATTACAGCATTATCAGCGACTTCAGCAAAAGAAGGGTCTTGAGCTATTGGAGAGTCTTCTGTGTTTACGCCCTTGAACGCTGGTGCGACAAGGTTAATGCTTTTTAACTGTTGCGCCATATTGTTCTCAAGGAGTATAAAAGATCAGTTCTTCAGGGTGTCTACCCGCATCATGTGCAATAGCATCACCCAGATATCTGTTAGCAATCTGAAAGTATTCTCCTGTAGACGTACCGCCTGTTTCTCCACGTTCTCTAGTAGCTAGGGCTACAGCAAGCTGTACAACAGGAGATTCTGGGACATCTAAAGCGTCTGAATCAGCACTTAATACTGCGTTTCGCTTTACAACATCTACTCTTAATGCGTAAACCGCATCAGGTTTAGGATAAACGTCTATCGTTTGATCGCCGTTAGTATCTACACCGCCATAAGTGTAGTACCTGGGTGCGCCAGAAAGCGGAGTGTTTATATGATATTGCTCGTCAAACCAGTTATTAGTCTGGTACTGCATAACAAGATTAGACGTATCGTTAATAACATTTAACTCTTTTACTTTATCTGCGCTACCTGTCAGAGAGTAATTAGATGTGCCAGAAACAGTATTAATAGCTAACGTTGTTCTTAGTGCAGACCAATCCCACGCGCTTTCTACAAGATCCTTGGCATCATTAACAATATCGCCTATCAACTTGCTGTAAGAGTCTGCTTGAACAGTAGCTACTTCATTTTCTCGCAATCTTCTAAGGACACTGTTTACTAAATTTAAATAAGTCATTAGCCGAACATTCCTTTTTTAGTGTCAGAGAACAGGTTCTCTTCTATTATATTATTAAGTTGACGGTTGTAATCTGTTTGAGGCATCTCTACCCCCACAAATTGAGGAAAGTTATAACCTAATCTATCCATGTAAGATAAACCTTCGGTTCCAAACAATCCTCCTTCGCCACCACCGCCGCCGCCGCTAGTAGGGGGAGTATCTTCTGGTGGAGGAGATGTAACAGGAGGGTCTACAACTTCAGTAGAATCGTCTACACGAGGGGGATCTTCTTCTGGATAGCTTTTATTGTGAACAACTACTCCATCAACTACATAAGTGTGCGTTGTTGCTGTTGTAAAGTTATAAACTTTTATTAGCTTTTCTTCGCTTGAAAGACTTTTAACTTTTTCTAGTCCGTTAATAGAAACAAGATTATCGCCTACAGATAATTTTCCTACTTCAATGCCATCAGAACTATAAAGTGCTTTTGAAGCTTCCGAATTATTAGACTTCCAACCTTCTTCAGTAAGAAACGGATGAGATTCTGTTGCAACAATTCTATTGTTTATAGTCCAAAGAGTTCTTACCTCTTCAGAAATATCGTGAACGCTAGAAACAATGTCTGTTAACCCGTCTTTTGCAAGAACAACATCACCAGACTGTATATCTTCAATATTTTTAAACGATCCATCTGCCATATTGATAATTGTTCCAGCAACAAAACAACTAATTACAGGGTCAGGGCCAGGGTCTTCTATAATATCCTTATCATCTGGTGTATCTTTTGTTGGGCCTTGATTTAACACATTTTTTGCTGGTGGTTTATCTCCACCTGGATTTTCTTCTTCTCGCTTTCTGTCGTTTATGTTTGTGTCGTCGCCTAGCCCTGTACCAAGACCACCTTGGTTGTCTTGTGAGGAATCATCATCTTGGGGTTGCTGGCTTAAATCACCAGGCGGCTCACCATCAGGCGGCTCACCATCAGGCGGGGGTTCACCATCTAGCGGGGGTTCACCATCAGGTGGCTCACCATCGGAAGGAGTGCCATCTGGCTCTGGATCACTTGGCCCTGGCTCACCATCAGATGGCTCACCATCGGATGGCTCACCATTTTGAGAACCTTCGTCTAAACGAAGCGTCGGTATAACTTCTGTATTTACCCTATTAATAAGATCGCCTACCCACCAAACGCTAGGGTCAATAACACCTTCAAATTCTGAGTCAAAAATGCTTCCAATTACGTTACCAGCTATATCAAGAATATCCCCTACGCTGTTTATTGAACCAACGTCTTCAAGTTCACCTAAAATCTTTGAAGCTTTATTTAAAAGGTCTTCAGGAAGACTTTGTATATCGCCCCATATTTCTCCTATTTTTGCAGCAGCAGAACTAGCAAAAACATTGTTTCCGTTTTCGTCAGTTATGTCTATTTCTAAAATACCGTCCTTTATAAAAGGAATGCCAGTATTAATAATTAGTGTTTTACGCCCTCCTGGCTCACCATAAACTTTTATGCCAAACCCACCACCGCTAAGTAAAGCTTTATCAAGAAGCTTTGAAAGCTCTTTATCTAACTCATTGTCGCTTTCTAAAATTTTAGCTAATTCAGCTTCCGACATTTGCTGAAGCATCAGAGTATATTTTTCAAGCTCTAAATCTTGTGCTGCTTGATCCCCATTCATTAATTCATCGTCTGCATCTAAATTATCTTCTGTACTAACCTCTTCTCCTTTTAATATTTTTACAAGATTAGTAACATCGGCTTCGTCATAATTAGAGGCAGCTTGCAAAAGCTCCATTACATTGTTTATTTCACCGCCTTGCCTAGATTCGTTTTTCAACCATAAATAAAACGCACGTAGGTTTGCATCTTGAACAGAGTCTATAAAAGTGTCTAAATCATAAATTTCTACGTCATCATCTCCTCCTCCAGCAGCTAGTGATGTAGACATATTAGCTGCTACTCTAGGTGAGTGCCTTGATTCAACAATTTGACCTGAAGGAAGGGCTACTTTACTGGTGCGGGTAATCTGGTTGCCAGCAGCGTCTTTAACGTCTAGTTGCTCAGAAATATCCCTATAGATACCTGTTCCAAGCATTCCCTGCTGTTTAGGCGTAAGCTCAGATGTCCTTTGGTTAAGGATTTTGTCAATAACTGCTTTAGCTTCAGCAGCATCATCTACGCCTATATTCTGAAAAAGACCTGCTAGGGCCATTATTCTTCCCCTGTCATGGCTAGAACTCTATCTCTTAGCCTTGCAGCACGTTCTGGAGTCTGTTGCGCCCACCTTGAATCCATCATTTCGAGCGAAACCATACCCCAGGCTTCTTGTGATACAGCAGAATTCATGTTTTTGAACCTGCTTAATCCACCTTGTCCTAGTTGAAAGCACATATTTGTTAAAATATGCTGCATTTCTTGGGGGAGTTCTTCCCAATTATCATATATTACTTGACAACCTTCTATAGCTATTTGTATGTCATTTTGAAATAGCTCATAGCACCGTTCTTCAGTAATCCCCTCTTCTTCAGGGACATTATCATAGGCTCCGTGTACAGGAAGATTAGCTTCTGGGTCATTTGGTAACACTTTATGACCAATACCTACCGTTTTGTGGTTTTCACTACACATATAACAGTGCAGGATTTTCCCTTCATCAGCGGCTATTTCTTCATACACTTTTGTTACATCAACGCTCATCTATACCTCGCAACGATATAACCAATACAAAAACCTAGAAACATCCCTACCGCCAAATCCATCATTTGTTCTTACCTGCAAATACCTGACTTCCAAAAAACACGCTGACTACACCTCCCGTAGCCAGAAAGTACATATTTGCCATATCACTCAGCAAAACGGCGGCATCGTCCATGTTTAAAAAAGAGCAGATAGCTACGCCAGACGGGTACAGGAGCATTCCAAATAAGGCGAACCAAACCATATTGCGTTGTGCATCTGACTTTTCATGGAGCATTTCTAGTTCTTGCAGTCGCGCACTGATCTCTAGTTCATCATCAGTCACTACACCATCACCGTCAGTGTCATATCTAGCGTAGCTGCTTTCTGGTTCTAGTTTTTTAGGGTTCATCAGTAATAATCTGGAGATTTATTCATCTTTACATAGTTCAACATGAAATGATCTTTAATATAGCTCTTCCCAGGCTTGCCAAACTCTAACAGCTTTGTATGTCTTCTCATCAAAGGGGGAACCATTGGCACAATGTCTTTACCGTGTCGGTACATCGTTACTGGTACTTGGTCTAATATCTTTAATCGTCCACATCTGGGTGCGCCAAATGTTACGATTTGTAACGGTGGTATCTCATCCCTAGTCATCAGAGCGCCAACTATTAAGGCCACCGCACCACCCAAAGAATGCCCTGTCAACTCAATCTTTTTATGATCTATGTCTCGCTCTAAACAAACACTGGTCACTTTGTTAACCAGCCTTTTAGATGCCCTGAGAAATCCCGCCGGACACCAGCCGAGTTCACGTGTCCATAGTGGCAGGATTCTCAGATCTCGAATCGCGTCTTTAGGTTCATCTGTTCCGCGAAAAGCGAATACATTCTCCCTGACAATGACTTCAATGTTAGATTCTTCAAAGTCCGACTCTCGATAGCTTTCAGCGCAATAATGACTGAGATCTTGATGACTAATCATCTGGATTCCTTTCATCAGGATCTAATTCACAGTCAACGTGGTCATTGCTTCTGGATATTTCAAACGGCTCATTGCCCATAAAGGGAACCGCTGAAGGTAGCTGTATTTTTATAGATTTAGTGCCGCAAGTTGGTATCGAAGAACAGCTAGAAATTAATAATATTATTAAAACTGATACTATTTTTATCATTCAAATAACTCTGTTCCACGTGGAACCATCTTTGGGATACAGTACGCACTTACATTCTTTTGCATTCGATACCTCTTTATATTCTCTGAACTACCTCGCCCCTCTTCGATAGCAATAGCAAACTCATTACATCTATAAATGCTTTCAAACAGCATTCTGTCATCAGAAACAGTCTCGCCGCTGACTATTACCACTAATAAGAAGGCTATAATCATTCAACGGGGCTGTTCTCCAGTACCCAAACTACTGCCCAAACACACAGCATAAAAAACACCCAGGCAAATGCGATTGTGCCGCCTAACTGTATGTATCCTTTAATTTCTTTTCGTCTTTTCTTAATCCTTGCAATTTCTTTTTCGTGAGCTATGCGAGATTCGTGCATTCGAGTTTTAACACTGTTGTAAAGATCTCCTTGACCTTGAATCAGGCAAATATCTTTAAACTGTCGATCAAAATTTTCTAACTGACGTTTAGCAGATTCCATAGCAAGAGCTTCTTTGTATGACATCTTGCCAGCTTTCGCTCTTTCTACGTCATTGTATTTCTCTGAAGCTTCTCCCCATTTACCAACCAGACCTTGTAAACTTTTCCCATGACCTGCTGTTTCCTTGAGGGTAGCTAATCCTTCGTTCAGAGCCTTCAGAGCTGACAGAACTGCTGCGACTTCTAACATGGGTTTTCACAGATACCGCGCTAAAAATACTGAAGCTAGAATAAACGGATATACACCCCACAAAAGGTATTCCATGCGATCCATCCTGGCAGATCCACGCTCTAAACGTTCTTCAATGCTTTTGAACCTGAGAGCGCATTCACGCTCATGTGCCTCTAGCTTATCCAACACTTAAACCTCTATATTTATTTGGTTAGATAAAGAAACAGACTCAACCTCTAGTCTTTTACCTTTTGCTTTATAGATTTCAAACTGTTGCTCTTCTTGCATCTTCTTCAATGCTTGTCCTTTAGCAGCAGCTTCTAACTGTTGCTGTTTCTCATTAGCGATCTTTTGCCAGCTAATTTGCTGTACAAATGTAGATTCATTTACTTTCATTAACCAGCAACAGCTTTTAAGTTGTTAATCAAGTAAACCTCTTGTTATTAAGGAGGAGGAGGACCGTCGCCAGTTACAGGCGCAACATAATCAGGATCGTTTGGTCTTGTTGCAGGAAACGAATCCGTGCTGGGCCAGTTTCTCAGTGTTGTTCGATACGTCAACCAATCGTCTCGATCAGGCCAATCTGGAGTCTGAGCAATAATGTCGGTTCTTGCTAACTCAGCATCTCTCCAAGCCCTACCTTCTATATCTGAAGTATCTGGAGAAGGAACCAACCGATAATTATCATGGTTTGCTGCCATGAATTGCTCATCTGCGGCTATCGTGTTAACGACTTCGTTTGAATCATTTAAAACTTCATAAAAAGCCATCTTAAATATTCCATTTTATAATTTGAATGTGAATAAAACCCTGTCCACCCTGCCCCGGTTGATTGTTTGTTGAAGAAGAATGAGCAAGATAAGGTCCACCGCCTCCTCCCAAAAACGCCTTTCCCCCGCTTTGGGCTTGCGTCCCAGTACCAATCTGCACACCTCCTCCTGCGAAGAAACCAGCGCAAGCATATACATTGTTATTACTTGAAGAGCGACCGCCAACACCTATTCCCGCCTCTCCGTGTGCAGTGTAGTTGCCACTAAGCCAACCTGCATGATAAACGGGTATCGTTGAATCCCCATAATGATACGTTATGCGGTTGTTCGGCGGGTAAGCCATTAAATTATCTGGTGTTCCAGATTGGCCTAAACTATTATCGTTAGCCGTTGTTGCTCCTTTTAATCCCGGTCCACCTTGCCCTCCCAAATTTCCTTGATTTGGATCTGCGGTTCCCGTTCCTGCCCCTGTTCCAGCCCCACCTGTTCCACAGAATCTGTATGAATATACAGTGTTGGTTGAATTAGCGACATTGCCAGAGCTAAATCCGTTGTACCCATAAATTCCAACAGACCCTCCACCAGTGCCATAAGAATTGCTGTAATGGTTTGTAGGAGACGAAAAAGATAACGTCATGTTTCCTGCGCTACCTCCTGCGGTATTCCATAGGTTGCCTGTAGATCCTGCTGATCCTCCTGCGGCTCCGGTTAAAGATACATTTTCGTGAGCATTTCCTGAAGCAACTGTGCCACCAGCACCGCCATTCGCTGACATATCGGTAATGTCTGATCCAGCAAAAGAGGAAGTATTTCCAGCGCCGCCAGCAGTCCCTGAGGTGCTAGCTGATGGGGCTGCTCCACGAGCACCTGCCGTTATTGTGTAGGTCACATCTTTTGATAGCGTCAGTTTGCTTTTTGCGGCTGCTCCTGCTCCACCTCCCGACGCACAAGCATTATAATATGTGCTGCTTGAAATATTCCCTATTGCCCCTGATCCACCAGACCCAACAACAGTAACTAGAGCCTCACAGTTACACCACGGACTCCATGTTGTTGATTCAATAAACAAGTATTCTTCAACTGTTGCGAAACCGGTTGCACCTAAAACCGCCATAAATATTCTCCTTTAAATTGCGAACCAGCCAATAGTGCCGTCAACGTACACTAGCTGGACGCTATTACCTTGTGGCAACGTTCCGTTCTCTGCTACGCTGTTAATTTTCTGACTACTTGTTCTTGCGATTGTTACCGTAGCTGACCCAGCGTTAGCAATAACTATTGTATCTCCTGCTGACCCTGATGGGAGGGTATGAGTCCTCGCTGTCGTATCATTACAAACGTACTGACCTTTTGCTGCTAAAGTAGTAGGCGTTGTTGTAAGAATTGTCCAATCGTTGTAAGCACCGCCAGCAGCCGCCCAACTCATTACCCCGCTACCATTAGTTTGCAGGAACTGGCCTGAGTCACCGTCACTGGCTGGTAGTGTAAGCGTTATGTTTCCTGAATAAGAAGCGTGAGGAGCAGACTGTAATCTAGTGTAGTGAGCGTTAGACGACTCACAATAAAAATCTAGTGTAGATACGCTTCCACCGTTTTTAAGAGCAATAGCACCTTGCGTTATTTCTACACCGTTTGATGTTCCACCAAAGGTTCCTTTAGTAGCAATGTTTACCGTGCTTTCTAGTTGAAAGGTAAGATCATAAGGATCACCGTCTGTACCGTTGTCGGTATCAGTCCAGTTAATGTCTATACCACCGCCTTCAACAAACTTAACTTCCTTACCATTAGAAACATTAACCTCTGTACCGTCACCATCTTCTAATGTCCAAGACGTTAAAGGCACAGTAATAGAGTCTACATAAGCTTTAATTGATTGTTGTGAGGCAATGGCTGTAGCACTGTTGGACGACATATCATCTTCGTCAACAAAGCTTTTACCGTCTAAAATATTGAGTTCTGCTGCGGAAGATGTAATTGAACTTCCAGCAATCTGTAAAGTAGTTGCGTTAACTTCTCCAGACGAACCGTAAATAACACCTTTAGAGTTAGCTATGGTTCCTGCACTGGAGCCGTCTAATAAATTTAATTCTACTGTTGTAGAAGTAACACCGTCTAAGATGTTTAATTCTGCTGCGGTTGTTGTAACGGCTGAACCACCGATAAGCAACTTGTCTTTAACAACGTCAATAACTGTTGAGCCAGCGGTTAACAACTTGTCAGCACTTTCATCCCAAAGCAGATAGGCTCCTGATGTAGCACCAAAAAACTTAACGTCAACGCCAGTATCGTCTACACCAAAGGTAGTAGCACCGTCTATCTGTACTGCACCGTCAACATCTACAGCGTCTAAATTAGTTGTTCCGTCTATATCAACATTTCCTGATATGTCCAAAACAGCCGCTGTTAGTGTTCCAGTAAACGTAGGGCCAGCTAAATCAGCTTTAGTCGCTATTGCTGTAGATATATTGTCAAACTCTGTTTCAAATTCTGTGCCTTTAATAACTTTGCCAGAATCACCACTAGGAAGACTATCTTTAGCCTCGAAGTCTGTAGTCTTAGTGTAATTGGACATCTGAGCTTCCTATTGGAAAAAGAAAAGGAAAAAAGGGGGCCATAAAGACCCCCTGGGGTTCTTACTCAGCTATAGCCAAGACAAAACCAGCTTCAGGTCGATACACTTGTACACCGTACAAGCAATCAGCCGTATACAGGGTAGAGAGGTATTCCTGCTTATACTGGGTTTGAGAGCGAACTGATAGCTGTTCTGCAAGAACAATAGCTTCCTTGTGGAAGAGCATTGCGCCACGGGTATCAATAGAAGATGCAGTATTGTCACCTGCTGCTTCTATGGTTGCACAGTTAGCAGACACATAAACATCTACGCCGTACAGATTACCAATAAGACCTGATTGTACTGCCTGACCTGTTACAAAGTCAGAAGATACATATCGGTCAATACCCATGATTGTCTTACGAACAGAAGGAGGGATAACAAGTACACGGTCTTCCATTGGTACGTTGTTGTCGTCCATCTTCTGAATCATGTCACGGAAAAACGCATCAGAAAAGATGTCGGCAGCTACTGCTGTGTCATCTGTGTACTGAGTTGTTGTACCGCCATCATTGAAGAAACAACCTGTGTGCTGATAGTCAGTAGCAGCAGCACCGTGTACTACGGCTCCACCATCACCAAAACCAGTGCCACAGGCATGGAGGTCAGTGTCTACTCGCACTGCGAGAGAGTAACCAGCGTCTTCAGTGTAGAACTGACGCAAGCTCGCAAGAGCCTGTACTTCAACGATGTCCTCAATCAACCTTGAGTATTCAAAGTGACGATTAATGTCGATAGTCAGTTCTGATTCAGTGTTGGCAATGATAGTAACCGCTGTATCAGCAGCTTTCGCATTGGCATCACCACGAGTGGGTTTAGGAATATGGAGCTTGTCACCTTTCTTGCCGTTCATAGCAATCTTTTTAACAAGCGGAGCCATTTTCAGGTTTTTCTGATAAGCGGCAATAATTTCATCCGACCATATTTCGGGGATAAAAGTTGCTGCTTCTGTTACTGCGGTATTACCAGCCGCACCTGGATATGTAGCCGTAGCCATAAGTCAATCTCCTATTAGACTATTTGACACGACCCTCCGAATAAGCTCTTAGAATTTCTTCTGATAAAGCTTGATATCTATCTGGGTCTTCTTTCATCAGTTTAATAATGTCGGCCCGACGATAGACTTTTTTACGCGATCCTTCTGCGCTGCCTTGTGCGTTACCTGTGTTAGCCGCCCTAATTTGCTGCTTTCTAGCTTGTTTTTCAACATTAGCTACTTGTTGCGCTGAACCTTTTAACGATTTCCATAACGTAAAAAGTTCGTCAGCAACATCCGCATTGTAATTATTGTTGGCTTCAACAAATAACTGACTCCTAATAGGAGATTCCCTAATCCATTCCTTAAAGCCCTCATCATCTACAATTTCTTGCATGTCTGGGTGCTTCTGTTGAATGACTGCTATAGATGCCTGTTGCCTATGATAAGTAGAAAACTGTTCAGCTTCTTTTATCTTAGGGTGGTTCTCAATAGCACGATTAACGGCTGCTTGTGGATCTGTAAAATAATCCAAGTCATCTTCAGGCTCAACGTTCTGTTGAGGTGCTGATTGTTGCGTCTGATTAGTAATGTAATCATCTACAACTTTGCGAAGTTCACCTACTTCAGTTGACTGACGACCTAGCATTTTTTCAGCTTCTTGGTGCATCTGTGCAATTTCTGCCAGAGATTTACCTTGGTATTTATCTGGCAAAGCAGGTTCTTGAGGTTGCTCAACATTTGCTTCAGGGGCAACTGCCTCTTCAGCTATTTGCTGAATCTCTGTTTCTTCGCTGTCAACGCTGTCTACTTGTTCCTCGTCGGGAGGTAGATCAACCATTGTCGCTCTTGACATAATTAAACTCCGTGAACCAAGTCATTATGGAGATGAGTTTCGCCTACCTGCTTCTTCGTGTTCTTTTACCCATTTCATGTGCCTTCCAGGGAAATCCCCAGTAGACCCATCCAGTATAAAAGACGGGGCAGATAGCATTTTAGTAGCAGTTTCACCGCAACCGCACCTACTGGCTACAGTGCCACTACTGACAAATCTTTCAAATACGTGTCCTTTTGGACACCTAAAATCATAAACTTTAAGCATTTACAGCTTCTGAATCTTCGGCTTCTGCTTGTTCTCTAGCAAGAGTAATTGTATTTTCTAAGTTAATCACTGTTGCAAAAGCGGCAACTTGGCCTTTTCGATAAAAAAGCTCTTCCAAATCTTTCACTGACTGTATATCAGCCAGTTGTTTAGCGTTGTTGGATAGCTCCTCTATGAGTTGTTTGAAACCTTCGTGATTGAATAACTGATTATAGTTATCAAAATAAGCTTCAAGCTCTGGAGTCATAATCTTCCTCTTTTATTACTATACCGTCAATTCAGCATATTTCAAAAAAATCATTTTTTCCTTGTAATTCTTCTCCTCCCAGAAGCGGTAACTGCGTGTTTTATCTTGGCTTTGCCTGTTTTACGCCTTGCTGACGATTCTTTTTCAGCTTTAGTCATCTTTTTAACGACTGCTTTAGGCCGGCAGGAAGGGTAAGGACGACTTTTTTTCTCTTTGCCTGATCTACCACACTTTTTGCCTGTCTTAACGTCTATCCATTCTTCATCAAACCACTTCTTCAGCCCTGTTTTCTTGGTCTTTGGCTTGGAAGATTGACGGTGTTGCCGCCGTTTAGACGCTGGTTTAGGCATAAGTTCCGCCTCGCCTCTTGTATTCTTTGGTCAGCCAAGCGGATGCGTATGCTGAAGGCCACACATCAAACTTACGTTTTGCTTCTGACTTTACCCTGGAATAAAGCTGTTTATTCTTGGGAACTGGATCAGGCGATTTACTTTTTCTTTTTGCCTTTGGTTTTCTTTTTGCCGCCATTAGCTTTCTTCTTGCTTGGTTTTTGTTGTGGATAATATCCTGCCATTACTGACTCCTAGCTTTTTTCTTTGCTCTGTCTGAAAGATCTTTGAAATGGTACAGCTTTACTGACGTTTTGCCATGTGTTTTGCCAGAATGAAGGTCGCCATTAGGCATTTTATGCGTATTGCCTTCAAACAACGTACCGTCACGCTTGTAATGACGCATTCCTTTAGCCATTTAGCTCTCCTACCATTTTACGAGATTTGCCCAATATGCTGCTGAACATTTGCCTTTCGCTATATTTTTAGCGTGTCTAGCCTTGAAAGACTTGCGCCTAGCTTTGTCTTTTGCAGACTTAGGGTTTTTCCCTGTACCTCTAACACCTTGCTGCCCAAATCTAATAGTTCTCTCGCTGCCATCTTCACATTTAGCTAAGACAAGGTGTGACTTAGTAGGATGGTTCGGTGTCCTCTTCGGCTTGTTGAACCCTTTTAACCCTAGCCTTGCGAGTCTTGGGTCTTTTTGCTTCGGCATTCAGTAATTCCTCGTTAAAGGAGATCTTCCGCTCCAACGCTTCTAAGCGGTTCCATTGGGGTTGGAATCGGTTCTCCACCTGCTTGATTAGCATTTCCAGTTCTTGGTTCGTTAGCATTTTCTTTACTCTTGATTTCTCGTTCTTTAAGGAGTGTCTGGGCGACCTTCATTCGTCGCTCAAACTCTTTATCTTCTGCGTCACCTTCCTTCAGGTTTTTGGTAACAGCATTGATGAGATCAATTTCTAGCTCTTGAGGTATAGTGTTAGCCTCAATCGCCAGTTTAACGGCTCTTGCAGATGATTCTTCTGCTTGTGAGCTAAGTGCTGCGGTTTGTGATTGCTGGAATGCAATCTGTGCTTGCTGCGCTGCCATCGCCATTTGTTGAGCTTCTGGGTTAGGCTGCATAGCTTGCTGCATTGCGGCTAAGAGTTCCTCACGGTTAGACAAGTTCATATTATCAATGATTGACTGTACTAATGTTGCGTATAAAGGAGAATCTTGCTGCATTGTCTGAAGTAGCTGTACAAGCTGTGTAACTTCGTATTCCCTAGCAATAATACCCAAAGTGCTTGTTGCGTTAAACTTGTAGTCAGCAACAGGGTAGCCTTCAGGGTCAAATTGCATGTATCGGTGCGCTGCCTTCTTTACAAAAGGTATTAAAAAAGACTGCTGAAAGTTAATCAGAGTTCTCTTATGTCTTTTGATAATTGCACCCAAAGACATTGAAATACCAGCAGCAGTTGCTTCGCCATTTACTTGCCCTGCAATACCTGCTGAATCTACGGCTCCTGTGGCCTGTTGTACCATCTGTTGCAAGGCTGATGCCTGTGCAAAGGTAATCTGGTTAACCTGCCCGAAATTAAAGGGCTGTAGGACTTCTCTAGGATCACCGCTGGTCAATATCATTTTGCCTGGACGGATCTCAGGTTTAGCGCCTCTGGGCAAACGAGTTGCATCAATTGCCATCATGGGGTGAATTGTTAAGCTTAATGCGTCAATTCGTGCTCTAAGCTCAGTATCGAGTGCTTTTTGAGAGTTGTAACCTTTTTCACAGACACCACGACCCCAAAATCTTCCTGGTACTACATCCCACGGGAACGCTACAACAGGTCTGTCCTGCATCATGTAAGGATTAGCTTCTGCTTTTAGAAGTACACCACCGTTAGCAATAACAACAATGGCTTCAACGTATCTGGATTCAGCTTCTTCTTCCGTCAGAACTTCTACTTCTACTTCTTCATCTTCCTCTAATGCGCTATCAAGCATTTCTCTGGGAACAAGACCGTAATACTTGGTAAGACGCACTTTATTGTCATGGTAGACAGTCAAATCTTGGTCTGGCTCTAAATCTGTGTCTGGAGCAGCAGGGCCAATGTAAGTATTAAGGTAAACACCTTGCTCCTGGAGCATTTCTACTTGGTGCATACTGACGAATTCGTCTATTGCTACACCCATTGAGTCTTCTACAGACGTTGCAACAGGGTCGATCAGGAAATTCTGTGGCATAACAGGCTTTAACTTAACCTTTACCCTGTCCTGAATTGTAACTCCGACCGCTTGCAGATCACCGCCCATAATCGGTTGGGTAGCAGGAGCCATCTCTTTCATTTCTTCGATGACAATTTCGCCTATGCCTGTGCCGAAAACAGCCGCATTAATTAAGCATTCAGCAACTGATTTACGAACTTTACAGTCCTCAAAGTCTTCAGTGAGCTTGTTTCTCAGGAAAAGTACGTCATTTCGATCTGTATCTCCTACATTATCGGAGACATCAAACCACTTCCCACGCCCAAAGGTTGCCTCTTCTAACTCTGCTACGTTAGATTCAACCGCTTGCTGGAGGGCTGGCGAGATAATTCTTGACCGTTCAGAGGCTCTTTCGCTATCAGCGACATCCCAAATACCCCGCCAAAGACGATAATACTCGTCAAAACGGTAAGAATAGTTAGACTCGTAGTGGTCACGCCAATCATCACACTTAGTCATTACCCAATCTTCGATAGATTGCTCCATCAATAATGGGTCTGCTTCGTATATATCGCTCAT